AATGCTCCTGGTCTTAAAGCAAGATCTAAGGATCCTGAGAAGCGCAGAGGTCTGAGAGCAAAGGTTGCTAAGGACATTGGTGATAGAGCGAAGGCAAAAGCAGCAAGAGGTGCTAAGAAGGCAAGTGGTGCTGCTAAGAGTGCAGGTCTCGCTGCTGTAGGTGCTGGAGTAGCAGCAGGCAAAGCAGCAAAAGGTGCTGCAAGTTCTGCTAAGAAGGCAGCGGTTAAGAAGGCAGCATCTGCTGCAGTCTCTGGATACGCTGCTGCTAAATCTGTCAAGGATAAGGCAACTGATGTAAAGAACAGAGCAAAGCAAGGCATCAAGAATAGAATTGCTCAAGCAAAGCGTAATGTTAAAGGTGCAGTTGGTAAGGCGGCACGTAAGGTCGCTGATAAGGCGGGTGGAGTCGCTTCTAGAATGGGTGAAGAGACTAACTATGATCTCGTCCTCAAGTACCTGTATGTTGAAGGTTACGTAGAGACTCTGGAAGAAGCAGAAGAAATCATGGTTAACCTCTCGATAGAGGACATTCAGGCAATTGTAGAAGACTGCTGAACTGAATAAATTGTTAAGAGACCCCCGTAAGGGGGTCTTTTTTTATCTAAATACGTTAAAATGGGTAATATGAATGGGTAGTGACTATGAAAATCCTTGGATTTACATGGAACGAGCTTTTAATTCTGATGATGTTGGGGACTACTTTGGTTTTGTTTATGAAATTACCAATCTCCTCAACGGTAGACGTTACATTGGAAGAAAGTATTTTTGGTCGTTTAGAACACCAAAAGGAAAAAAACGCAAAGTAAAACAAGAATCTGATTGGAAAAAGTACTATGGGTCCTGTCCTGAACTTAAGGAAGACATTATCAAACTGGGCAAGCAAAACTTTAGCAGAACTATTATCAGCCTTCATAAAACGAAGGGCAAAACTAATTTTGAGGAAACCCGACAGTTATTCAGAAACAACGTCCTCACCGAGTCCCTTGACGACGGGACTCCACTCTTCTACAATAGCAACATTCTCAGCAGGTACTACCGAAAAGACTACTATGGCAGAACCGACGACTGAAGAGATTGTAAAAACGATACACGAATGGGCAGTTAATAGGATTGAGTTAATGGCACATAGTAGTGATTCTACTCACCGCCAAGTTCATGACGCTCTTGCTATTGCTGATGAGTTCAAAGAATGGTTTGAAGATGATGGGGAATCCCACATTGATGTGATTAGTATTGAGGAATACTGATAACTAAATAATTATTCCCGAATTTATTTGGGACCACCCAAGAGCAATACCTTGACAGGTCACAAGACCTATACTATATTCGTGTTTGCTTGTTGGAATACTATCTAGTTTGTATGACTAACTTAACTAGGGACGTTTTAATCAAAGCAGTTGTCGCAGATGAGATGAGGTGCGTCAACGGCGATGTTTATACGGAGCAACTCAAAACCATATACCACAAGTGGGAGCACGCTTCGAGTTATGATCTCTGCATTAAGTACAATCAAATAAACAAAACAAGTATTACTGTTGATACTCTAAAGTAATAAATACAACTGCCTTGCTCTCTACATATGGCGGATACTAAACCCGCAGTAGAGAAGGAAGACCATCATGAAGATAAAAGTGAAGTTCTTGGTAATTTAGTGAAAGTCGTAGTACTTATATGGTCTGCTTCTCTTCTCACATTCAGTTACGTTAGACTTCCTAACGGACAAAAGATCTTAGATTTTGATCCGACCTTCATTGCCTCAGTCTTTTCTGGCTCGTTAGCTGCGTTCGGACTCTCTCCTGCTAAAGCAGGTGGTGGCAACGGCAAGTCGGCACCAGCGAAAAAAGAAGAACCACCAGTAGTCTCAGCTATTGACAAACCAAAACAACCTTGATACACTCTTAGAGTCCATTCGACAATGGTTATGAAAATTTTTGCTATTGCTGCACTGTTAGCAGTCGCAGGAAGTTCTATACCAGGAGAAAAACAAAAACCTCCAGTGGAACTTCCTGTAATTCCTGCTACTTGGAAGTGTCCTGATTGCTCACCTGCTGAACAGTATGTTCTGAAGGAACTGCAGGAACACACCAAGATTAGTGATCGTAATGCCCTTGCAACTATTCTGGGCAACATCCAACAAGAATCTAAGTTCATCCCCAACATCTGTGAAGGGGGTGCTCGCGTAAACTATGAAGACTGCCATGTTGGTGGTTATGGATTGATTCAGTGGACTTCCATTGGTCGGTATCGGAACCTCGGTAAGTTTGCTGCTAAATATGAATGCAACCCCAGTTCTTTGGAGTGCCAAACTCGTTATATGATTAATGAGAGCACATTCCAGCGTTATCTGCCTGAGTTTGAAGGCAGAGGACGAACTGTCCATCAGTACATGGTTCCTGCCTACTATTGGTTGGGATGGGGCATCAAAGGCAACAGAGAACTGTATGCCTATGATTACACTAAAAAATTGATTCTGTCATGATTCAAAAAGTACTTAATTCCATTAAACAAGTTTTCATTCCTAAATCTGAGTTTGAAGATGATAAGATTGAATGTGCAATCGATAGTGAAGTAGTACCTTGTGAAGAATTGCAAGATCCAGAACCTCCATATATTGGAGTTCCAGCTCCTGCATACCTTGTAGATGATCCTTGGTTTGGTCCTGCTCCAACTTATACGGATAAGCAAAAGGACTACATGGCAATCGAAGCAGAGTATAGAGAGCAAGAGCAAGCATCATCTTCTAGTGTGGAGTCTGGAGATATCCATGAGATGATGTATCAAATTGCTACACAAACTGGTAGTCCAACTACTCTTCAACTCGATCCTCCTGGTGGTTCTGAGAACTTCCATGAAGGACCTGGTGGATGGCAATCGGGTAATGGTTACAATCAATTTCGCAAAGACTGAAAAATGAGCAACGTACCTACAGGAGCACTTAACGATTGGGGTCATAATGACCTTGAGGGATTCGCTAACTATATTGGATCCCCCGTGCAACACATCAAAGACCTTGCCAAGAAAAATCAAGAAGCAATTGATAAAGCAAGTGGAAAACAGGTGGTTGACGAAGAGGAGACCACCTGATATAATAAACACATTGGTTCAGTAGCTCAGTTGGATAGAGCAACTGCCTTCTAAGCAGTCGGTCGCTGGTTCGAGTCCAGCCTGAATCGCCTTGGGGAATTAGCTCATTCGGTAGAGCGCCTGCTTTGCAAGCAGGAGGCGAGCGGTTCGATCCCGCTATTCTCCATTATGTACTACTTCCCAGATACTGAATACGTTTACTCAAGTCTTATGAGTGGGTTTTTTAAACAGGAAGAAGTTAATCCTGCATTGAATATTCTTAACCTTAACTACGAAAAAGTTAGGGATGAGTATGAATCGGTTGAGAATCAACTGGTCTATACTAATTGGCACAGCAATAACGCATATAACACCATCGAAAAAAATCCATACGAGGGATGGAAAGTTGCTGCGATGTATGCAAAGTATCATCCAGCAATGGAGTCAAGACTTCCTGAATTGGAAAAGATGTATGATCAAAGAGTATATCTTGATCCCCAAAGGGGAATTGCTTACACAGAGAATGCTAAAAAACTACCAACATTATTCAACCTGTGTTATGAAGCAGGACTACGTGTCCGTGTTGGTGTAAGTGTTCTTGAACCTGGAAAGGTTATTGATTGGCATACTGATCCAGATCCTACTCTTGATGATGATTTGATTATTAGGGGTCTATGGGGAATAAAAGTTAATCCACAGAATCAAGAGACTTGTCAGATTATGCTTAATAGTAAAGTTGACGGTTTGATTAATGAGGTGATGATGAACAATAGAATGCACTTCTTCTGGGGAAGAACACAACATCATGTATTCAGTAATTTGACTACTCCTAGAGTTTGTCTCTGTTTTGATAACGTTGTTCCTCGACAGAATCTTCTCTAAATAGTAAACAACCGAGAAAGTGTATATGCGACAGTCACTAATATTAGCGGCATGTTTAGCACCACTTGGATTGATTTTTATTATTATGAAAATTGCTGTTTGGATGTCTGCTGTCAATACTGAACAGGATTATGTCAGACAAGAACCTTTACGGAAACGAGGACCCTTTGTGGCAAACCCATATGAGGACGTTGATGCGGAGGAAGAAGAATATGGAAATCGCACAGACTATCGATGATGCTCTTGAGGAGTATTATTCTGATCGGGGTTTACCTGTTCCAAATTGGAAAAGGAATAAAGATCCTCAGTGGTGGATTGATTACTTGAATGAATTGGGTATTGACAAAGACAATCCTTAGTGTTATACTTTCCACATAATCCTCTTTAGTTCAGCGGTAGAACGAACGACTGTTAATCGTTAAGTCCCTGGTTCGATCCCAGGAAGGGGAGCCTTGCTGGATTAGCTCAGCGGTAGAGCATCTCGTTTACACCGAGGCGGTCGGCGGTTCGATCCCGTCATCCAGCATAGAATAAAATTATGAATTACATAGAAGATTGTTGCCAAATAGTTGGTAAGTATAATCTGTCATTTTCTGAAGAAGATATATTAAACTTCATTCAAATCAGACGTAGGTGGTCTGTAGGAACTTTGAGTGTTATAAATCATGCAAAAAATGAGACTAATTATCTTTATGAGAATGATGGATATTTGAATTATCCTAAAGTTAAACGTATGTATGATTTGGGATTCACTATACAAGCACCACATATTCTGGATCTTACGAAGGATCTTAGGGAGTTGAATGAAAAACTTTTTGATATACGTGGATGTGATACAGTAGGAAATTTTTATTTCTCGAAAGGAACTGATAATCTTCCTAGTTTCCCTCCACATACTCATGATTATAATGTTGTAGTTAAACCAATATATGGTCAGGCAGAGTGGTTGGTTGGGGAAGATACTTTTACTGCTGGACCTGATGATGTTGTATTCATTCCTGCAAAGTGTCCTCATGCAGTTATTAGAGGTGAAGAACCAAGATTATCGATAACTTTTAATTTAGATGAGTAAAAACCATGTTAGTACGATGCAAATGTTGCAATAGAGAGTTGCAATCTAATTCTATAAAGACTGTTGTTTGTGGTTGTTCTAATTCTCTTCAACTTAGAGGAGATGTGATAACAGCTGTTGATTTATCTAAGGTCATTATCGTGGAGGGACTTACTGACAATAAAAAACCAGACACACTATCAAGAGAAGATAGAGTCTGGCAAGAGAACCGACGTAAGCGTAAGGTTCGTAAGTTAGATTTTGATATTAGATAGGGTGCATATCTAAGTCTTCACCGATAATTGCATATTGCATACCATCTGATTTTACTTCTCCAAACTTAAATACTTTTTTAGAGAGTATGCTTCTCTGGAATGTC